ATGGCACAGGACAGTGGCAACGATGATCTTGCAAAAATGATTGAAAAAGATCTATCAGATGCAAAGGTTAGACTGAGTTCTGGTAAGGATCTTTCATATGTTGCAGGACTGCAGGAAAAATACGCAAAATTCATGAAGACCGAGGGTCTGGCATATGAGTCAAAACTAGCTGTACAGCTTAATCAACAACTTAAATAAAACTGTAACAAATATAAATACTCGTATGGCACACAACAAAGCAGAAGATACAAGTTTCAGAGACCTAGTAGCTCGTTTGAATGCTATGAATAACCTGACTCCAGAGCAGGAAAGACAGTCAATGATGGAAGCTGTTGGACAAGCACCAAAAGTTTTGGATGACAAGGAAGTTTCGCTGGCAGATATCGCAAGATTAGCCGGGATCAAAGAATTTGTTGAGCCAGTAAAACATTCAAAAAAAGCAACTAAAATGGTGGAGTCTATTGTTGCTGAACCAAAAGCAGAATCAGTAATTACAAAAGCAATCAAAGAGTCAGACGCAGATGATTCATTAGCAAAAAATATCAAAGAAGCAGTCACGAAAGAGTCTAACAGACTGGACAAGATCGCTGAACTGGAAACGCAACTAGCAGAATTAAAGATGGCAGAGAAAGAGGATGCCACGATGGATGACAAAGCATTCAGAGAAGTGTTCATGAGTGAGATAGCAGAATACGCCAAGGAAGCAGAAGCAAACGAACTGGTAGAAATTTACAACAAGTTCTCGGCAAACGAAGTTGAGATGAACGAAAACGAATTCACAATCAAGACCCCTGAGACAGCTGAAATAATTGCTGATGCTGAAAAAGAAGTGGCAGACGCAGAAGCAGAAGTTATAGCAGATGATGAAGTAACAGAGAAAGTGAAAGACTTCGTTGACTACGACAGAAACAAAGAAGAGCCACACACACCGGAAAAAGACGGTGAGGAAGAAGCAGAGGACAAATCCGACGAGAAAGACGATGATGGCGAAGTTGCGATGCTAGACAAAGACTTCGACGAGGGTGAAGCGGTTGAACTGGAAGCATCCGCAGAAGACAAGTTCACAAACGACCTAGACCCAGCAGACAAGAAATAGTCTAAGTTTGCATTAATATGCAAGTTTTTCAAAACAAGATTTCAAATACTACACTAGACATATTTAGAAAACACCATGAAATGTTTGCTAATGACGAAGCGTTGAACGAAAAGCATTACGGTGCCGGGGAAGTTAAGACACTCATCAAAAAAGGCACATTGGCATATGAAGAGATAAGAAAGATATGCAACAACCATTTCTCAGAAGATGTAAGATTGTATGCCGCCTATCAAAGACAAGTGGCCCCAACCGAATTGCACGTGGATAGCAACGACGATGACGACAGTCCTAGCCATACCATATGTATTCCAATGCATACCGATCCAAGAATAGGGTCTGTGATTTTTAAAGAGAAGTTCCACACCAATGAAGATTTTAGAAGTTTCCTCCAAGACTTTCCTTACGAGAGTAGGAAAAAACTAACCAACATATCTGAAAGATACGACCTAGGACACACGGCTTACAACTACAAAAACAATGATCGTCTTGCTGATTTTTTACAGCTGGATGGAGCCTTTGAGTACAAGCTAGGTGACTATATGTTATTCGAAGCAGACCAATTACATTCATCAATTGATTTCAGAAGTTATCCTGAATACAAATACAAAGATTTAGTGCAAATTCACATCACGGTAAAAAAATAATAAAAAATTAAATACATGTATGCAATTACATGTGACAACGAACAAGTTCAATGCCGAACCTTTTTGGATCGAGCCCATACGCAGTGTGTTCGCATGTCCACCAAAACAATCAGTGGAACTGTTCGACCAGAACGGTTATGACCTTACACACCTGGAACAACTGTATGCCGTTGCGAACGGAGTTGACAAGACGGAACACAGGAACAAGGATCACATCACACTGAGACAGGACTGGTTCACGGACGGAGAACCCAGCACAGGTGCACACATAAACCATGCGTTCATGTTCGAACGCAAGGGCTACCAGGGACAGGCACTGGAACAACTGAAGACATGGTCAGCAAACAACCATCACCTCAACAAACTGATCGCCATGCGACCCAAGTGGGGACTGGATTTCAGCATAGACTACTGTGACGTGGACGGCAACGTGTTCGAACTGCTACACTGGGAGTATGACGGATTTGAACACAAGGAGATAGCAGACAAGAAAGCATTGATGGAGGAGTTCCTGTTGCAACAGGACTGGGATGACCGTGCAAAGACCATGCTAGATCGCAAGGAAGAATGGCATGGATTGGGCTTTTTTGAACAGAGTGCATGGAAAACACGGTTCTTTGGCATAGACAAAGAACGTTTCAAGATGGTGATCTGGAACTAAATACGTACAATGTCAGACATACCTTACAACTATAGAAAATACATAGACGATGTGACCAAGATGACACAGAGAGGTGCCATCAGTTCAGGTGAGCAACAAGCATCACCTAGTTCAGCAGGTAGCAGAGGACTGGCAAAAACAATGCAATTCACGAACAATCCAACACAGATGCAGTTGGGACAGGAAGCCATTGCTGAATCAATGGTGGAGATTAGAAACATACTGAACAGGATCGACGGTGTGAACGTGCCAGTGCAGGAAGCCGAAAGCGATTACTTGTATCATAATGGCAAAGAGATAGACCAAGGTAGCATAATGTACAAGATGGAAGATTACAGCGATGGGATCTTTGAACTGCAATCAGCAAAATACGCCGATGGTACGGAACTGGACGAGAAGGAACTGGAAGAATTAGAAAGCACACAGGAACTGATCGACTGGGTCATGATTGACTTCGTGTCAGAATCAGCGGTCAAGGAAGACATCGGTGACAAGGGCAGGATTGCTTTGGAGAAAGCAGGCTTTGATCCGATGAAAGTAAAAGAATACATGGCGGTGTTCAATGATCACGGTGACACTTCAGACATAGATCAAATGAACATGGACAAAGTTGGACTAGCAGATGCGATGGCCATGGTGTTGGCATCACATGATGTTGAGAACGAATCATATCAACCAATGCCAGAGGGTGATGAGTTTGACATTGAAGAGGACGAGGACTTTGAAGAAGTGCTTGGTCCATTGGGTTTCCCAGAAGACGAGACGGAACTGTTTGACGCAGAGTACCAAGGCAGGAAAGTTCCACTCAACAAACCAATGCGTGGTGACTCCAAGAAATTCAAAGTGTACGTCAAGGATCCCAAGACGGGCAACGTCAAGAAGGTGAACTTCGGACACGGTGGTACAAGTGCTAAAAAACTTGGACAGAAGACCATGAAAATCCGTAAGTCAAATCCTAAAGCAAGAAAAAGTTTCAGGGCACGTCACAACTGTGCCAACCCGGGACCGAAGACAAAGGCGAGATATTGGTCATGTAGGAAGTGGTAACATGAAGATCACTGAAGTCACAGGAATCACAGAAGCGGAATTTGAACAACTAGCAGAGAAACAAGACGCCTGCTATCACAAAGTAAAATCAAGATACAAAGTATGGCCTAGTGCCTATGCCAGTGGTGCATTAGTGCAGTGTCGTAAAAAGGGTGCGGCCAACTGGGGCAACAGCAAGAAGAAATAATGAGAGTTGGTGAAATAATCACAGAGAAGTGTTGGAAAGGCTACACCAAGAAGGGCATGAAGACCATGTTCGGCAAACGTGTACCCAACTGTGTTAAAAAAGAAGATGTAGACTTCTGTGTGAACTGCGGTGAATTAGTATTTGAAGAAACACTAAATGAAAATTTAAAAAAATGGTTCAAAGACAAATGGGTACGTTTTGGTCCAGATGGAAAGATCAGAGGTGACTGTGCAAGGGGTTCCAGCAAAGAGGGTAAACCCAAGTGCTTACCAAGAAGCAAAGCGAACGCACTGGGCAAGAAAGGCAGGAAGTCAGCGGCATCAAGGAAACGTAGACAGGATCCAAAAAAGAACAGACGTGGTAAAGCCAAGAACGTCGCTACCAAGAAGAAATAATTTGCATTACATACAGATCTGTTATATACTTGTTGGATAACAACAGGAGAAACAAATGGCAGTAAGAAACTTCAATGACGCAGAGAAGCAAAAGCTAATTCAAATCATATCACAGGGTTCACAGGTACTAGGAGAGGTGGACGACCTCAAGGGTGGATTGAGAGATACGGTTAAAGCAATCTCAGAAGAGCTTGAGCTCAAACCCGCACTGATCAACAAAGCGATCTCAATAGCACACAAGGACAACTACAAAAATCTAACTGACGACCTAGACACACTAGAGTCTATATTAGTAGCCGCAGGCAAGTTATAGTGGAAAAAGTCAGATTATTCTGGCTTCGTAGCTATGAGAGTGACCGAGTGGCATTCTATTTTGAGCTTGTCAGTTTCATATTCACCGTGGGAGCAAGTATGACATTGGCAATAACGGCCTCGGATCCGGACATGACCATTGTGTACCCAGGATTCTTCATAGGAGCAGTCACACAATGTTATGCTTCATACAGAAGAGAAGCGGCGTTCGTGATGATGATCACCGGCTACTTCGCAATCATAAATGTCTACGGTTACGGCGTGGCAAGTTATTGGTGGTAATATGAGTTACATAGACGCACTATACAAAAGAGACGAAGACAAGATCTACGTTGTAGAACGTGATCCCAAGAAGGGTCGTGTATTTGTAGAATACGATGCACGTTATGTTTTCTACTACGAGGACGCAAGAGGCAAACACAGATCAATGACTGGTGCACCGTTGCAGAGGGTACAGTGTGCGACACAGAAAGAATTCATAAAAGAGCAACGAATAAGATCCAACAAGACACTTTACGAACATGACATCAATCCTGTGTTCAGATGTCTTGAAGAGAACTACCTGGGCAAAGAGACGCCCAAACTGAACACCATGTTCTTTGACATAGAAGTTGACTTTGATCCTGAGAGGGGTTATTCAACAACAGACGATCCATTCATGCCCATAACTGCCATAAGTTGTTACATGAGCTGGACTGACCAATTGGTCACACTGGCAGTTCCGCCAAAGACAATCAACATGCAGGAAGCCAAGATGCTGACTGAGAGATTTCCCAACACTATGTTGTTCGAGAAAGAGAAAGATATGTTGGATGCTTTCCTACAACTGGTCGAGGACGCAGACATACTGTCAGGTTGGAACAGTGAGGGATATGATATCCCATACACAGTTGGGAGGATACAGAAGGTATTGAGTTCAGATGACACAAGACGTCTTTGCTTCTGGGGACAGAAACCCAAGAAGAGGGTGTTTGAGAAATACGGCAGGGAACAGTTGAGTTTTGATCTAGTTGGTAGGGTACACTTGGATCTGTTAGAATTATACAGGAAATACACATACGAGGAAAGACATTCATTCAGACTAGATGCGATAGGTGAACATGAACTGGGCGAGAGGAAAACAGTATACGAGGGATCATTAGATGCACTTTACAAGAACGACTTTGGATTGTTCATAGAATACAACAGGCAGGATACTGCACTACTGGCCAAACTCGAAAAGAAACTAAAATTTATAGAACTTGCCAATGAGATTGCACACCAGAACACCGTGTTGCTACAAACCACAATGGGTGCAGTCGCGGTCACAGAACAGGCCATCGTGAACGAGACACACAGGCGTGGCATGATCGTCCCGGGCAGGAAGTACAAGAAAGATGGTGAGGAGAACCAACCGGCGGCAGGAGCCCACGTGGCAACCCCACAAAAAGGAATACATGATTGGATAGGCTCCGTTGATATCAACTCTCTGTATCCTAGTGTTATTAGGGCACTGAACATGGGACCGGAGACCATAGTAGGACAGATAAGGCCAGTGATCACATCAGCGGAGATCAACAGGGCCAAACATGCCAAGAAATCATTTGCGGCGGCATGGGACAGCCAGTTTGGTAGTTGGGAATATGTTGCAGTGATGAACAAAGAGAAAGGCACAGAAGTTGTTGTGGATTGGGAAGACAAAACCAGTGTGAGGATGAGTGCGGCACAACTGTATGATTTAGTTTTTGAAGGCAACAACAAATGGATGTTGAGTGCAAATGGCACAATATTCACATATGAGTATGAAGCAATCATTCCAGGCTTACTAAAACGTTGGTATGAAGAAAGACAAGAGATGCAGAGAAAAATGCGTGAGTGTGGTGACAACGAAATTGAAAGAGAGTATTGGGATAAAAGGCAACTTGTAAAAAAGATTAATTTGAACAGTCTTTATGGTGCAATCTTAAATCCAGGTTGTAGATTCTTTGACATAAGGATCGGACAGAGTGTGACACTCACAGGTAGATGTATCACAAAACACATGGCCAGCAAGGTCAACGAGATCGTGACAGGCGAGTACGACCATAAAGGCGAGAGTATTGTGTACGGAGATACAGATTCCGTTTACTTCTCAGCATACAAGACATTACAGAAAGAAATCAAAGATGGACTGATACCATGGACTAAAGATTCAGTGGTAGGCTTGTACGATAAGATATCAGAAGAGGTCAACAGTTCATTCAAATCATTCATGACCAAAGCATTCCACACTCCGGCTACAAGGGGAGAAGTCATTGCGGCAGGTAGAGAACTTGTTGCATCTAAAGGCCTATTCATCACAAAGAAAAGATATGCTGTACTTTACTACGATAAGGAAGGTAAACGTACCGATGTAGAAGGCAAGGAAGGCAAGATGAAGGCAATGGGACTGGATCTAAAAAGATCAGACACTCCTGTATTCGTACAAGACTTCTTGAGTGAGATATTGTACATGGTGCTTTCAGGTAAAGAAGAGAAAGAGGTGCTAGACAGGATCAGTGAATTCAGGGCAGATTTCAAGTCAAGACCGGGCTGGGAGAAGGGATCTCCCAAGAGAGCAAACAACATGACCAAGTACACAGCGGCGGAAGTGGCCAAAGGCAAAGCAAACATGCCAGGTCACGTAAGGGCAAGTATGAATTGGAACAGGTGCAGAGAGATGTACGGAGACAAATATTCCATGTTGATCACAGATGGTGCCAAGGTTATTGTGTGTAAACTAAAACAGAATCCGTTAGGATATACCAGTATCGCATATCCTGTTGACGAACTGCGTATTCCAGAGTGGTTCAAGGAACTGCCATTTGACGGTGACGCAATGGAAACAGGTATATTAGACCAGAAGATAGACAATCTTATAGGTGTATTAGACTGGGACGTACAGTCAACAGAGACCAGTAACACATTCAACAAACTGTTTGAATTTTAAATACAGGTATGCTCAGCATAGAAGAGATTAAACTACTGATCGAGAAACTAGAGAAGGCCAAAGCAACGGATTTCCAAGAACTGATCGACACCAATCTAAAAGTATTGAAAGATCTGGAGTTGGCCGTTGATGCCAACAACAAAGAAACAATAGCACGTTTGGACAAACCCGAGGCATGGTTTGCAAGGGATCTTGAAAAGAAGAGGATTAAACCTATTGTAGATCAAATGTTGTATAGAAGTATACAGACCAAGATATTCCAATTTCAAAGAACCAGTTCATCGTCAACAAGTGGCGGACTTTATAACAGCCTGGAGATAGGTCCAGGAACAGGAATGTTTTCAAAGGAGTTTAGATCATGGAGATTGAACTACTTCCTGGACATACTTCCAGAAGTTGAAAACAAGATCAGACGTAGATTCCCACCTCTTCACCAGAAGTACCTAAAATTTTTCAGAACACGTGAAACAGAGTGTTCAAACATACCACAGGGCAGTTGCAACTTCATATTCAGTTGGGACACATTCGTGTTCTTCACGCAGAGACACGTACAACAGTACCTGCATGACATCAAGAGAGTGCTTGTACCAGGTGGTTATTGTTTCATACAGTATGCTGACTGCCATTATGATCATGACCTACACGAAGCAAAACGTGGTTATTGGAACTACAACACCAAAACAGAAATGACCAGAATCATCGAGGAAGAAGGATATGAGGTTGTTGAGATGAATCAATTCCGTCCTGGCGCCAACTATGCTGTATTCCGGAAGCCTGGTAAACAAAATCCAGCAGTGTACAATATTTCTGAAATAACACTAGACTAAGACCTAAATATCCTATACAATAAGAACATTATGATAGACATCTTAAAAGACATCGTTAAACACACGCATGGATTGGGATTTTTAGATCTTGTCAA